CATAGGTCACAGAACCGTCTTGAGCCGTTACCTGGCCGTAGATCCGGATGGCCACCTTGCCGCGGGCGGAAGTCTTGCCTACCTCACGCAGGATCGTGAGGGCATCGTCGATCTCAGCTTCCGTTTCCGCCATCCAACTCTCGTTGAAGTCCGGATCGTATTCCCAGTCTTCATACTCTTCCTTGAATATCTCATTCCAGTCTGTACCGTCTACCCGAGTATTCTGGCCATCGGGCAGGAATATTGTGGCTGTAGCGGGAACGGTCTTATCGGTAGCCTCAAAGCGCAGGCGCAGCGTCTGGCCTTCGGTAAGCATATACTCCCTTAGGCGCCCTGTATAAACAATTCGGTCCGGCACGTCCATCCCTATATAGCCGTTTGTTTTTTCCATTTGCATCTGCTTTCCCATGAGGGTAATCGCCGCATCAGAGACCCCACATCTCTTTGCCAGCACAAGCATATCCCTATACCGCTTCTCGGCAACTGCGCCGCTGAGCAGTTCCGCTTGCTTTCTGGCCTTCATTTCGAGCACGCTTCCGTAAAAGAACTGATCAATCCTACTGTCGTGAGCGAGAGCACCGGTCTGAGAGGAGCCGCTGGCATGGATATGAATTATATTCTCCTCCGCCTCGACCCGAATACCGTCCCCCGCCACGATTTGAATGGCGGGCCCAGACAGCCCGTTGATGGTGTCAAGGCTCCCCGGTTCTCCCTTGTCCCCAGGGTCCCCCTTCTCCCCCCGTGCGGGCTTGCCCGTGTCCTCATAGTCGCCAGTTATGGCGTTCCACATCCAAAAATTCCCATTGTCTCCGATGATAGGCGCCTTACTGATGGCCTCCTCCGCCTTCCCTGCATAGTAGGCGGCGTTGTCCCACTCCTCCGGCACGTCCGCCTCCCCGTAGACCTTCAGCGTCTTCACGCCGGTGTCCGTGGTGCTCATGGTCACGGACATATCGCCGAACAGCGCCATCACTCTGTACTCCAGGGTCAGCGGCCCGGCCGCCATGCGGATGTGCTCCTTCTCCCCCGTCCCCAGGGGCTGGGCCTCCGCCGTGGCCCAGTAGGCAATGCCGTCCACCAGGACCAGATAGCGCTCCCCATCCTTGGGCATCCAGGACTTGACGGCGCCGTTATCCCGAGACCCCATAAGGTTCCCGGCCTGGTCCCACTCCATGTCAACGGCGTCGATGCAGGCAGCCCCCGGTCTCTTCCCGGTGCCCCCCACCGCCCAGCTCCTGGCAAGCTCCGAGCCCTCGCCGCCGGCCTTTTTGGTCTCTTCCATGGCCTTCCTTGCCGCCTCCGCGCTCTCCCCGGCGGCTCTGGCCTCTTCCCCAGCGGTATCAGCACTCTTTGCGGCGTCCTCCGCGGCAGCCATTGCCACGTCCATGGCCTTCTCCGCCCCCGCTCGGGCAGTCTCCGCCGTTCGCTGAGCACTCTCTGCCCCCAGCTTGGCAAAGCTGGCATCTTCTGCGGCCTCTACAGCAGCGGTCTTCGCTTTCTCCGCATTTCCCGCCTGGGTGGCGGCCTCGTCCCGCGCGGCCTCCGCGGCGGTCTTGGCTTCCCCCGCCGCCTGAGCCTGGCCGGTGGCCTGCCGGACAATGCCGGCGGTCTCGTCCGCCCTCGCCCGCTCGGCCTGCTCCCGTGCCGCCTCAGCAGTGACCCGGCCCTCCTCAGCGGCGGCCCTGGTCTCCTCGGCCTGGACCCGCTTTGTCTCGGCGTCCACCCGGCCACCCTCGGCGGTGGTCCGCTGGGTCTCAGCGTCCGCCCTGCCCTGTTCGGCCTGGGTCCGCTGGGTCTCGGCGGTGGCCCGCTCCTCCTCCGCCTGGACCCGCTTGGCCTCGTCCTCCCGCCGGACCTCCGCCTCGGCCACCGTGTCGCTGATGGCGGGCACCAATTCTTCGTTGATGTATTTCTTGATGGTATTGCCCGCTTTATCGAAGGTTTCCTTCAACTGGGCTGCGGTCAACCCTCCCACGTCGTTGGGCTCGTCGTCCAGCTTTTGAATGATGTCCAGGTCGGCGTCCATACCCGGAACCACCAGCTTCTGCACATTGTCAAGGTCTGCGTTCAATGGATTGATGGGCATAGCGTTTCCTCCTATTTCACATTGCCGGTGTATCTCACCTGGATATCTACCGCCACAATGGTGGCCGTGGCGCTGGCTGACTTGGACCAAAAGATCAGCTTGTAATAGGTGGCCTTCTTGACCTTCAGCTTGGCGCGAACCACCTGGGGCTTGCGGTTGGTGCCAAAAGACCAGTGGGCAAAGTCGGCATGGACCAGATTGGCCAGCCCCGAGGCGATGACCTTGTCCGGGTAGTCCGATTTGATGTTGGTTTCCGCCGTCAGGTAAAGCACCGCCTGGGTCTCCGGCTTGATACCCACCCACACCAGAGAGGAATACTTCCGCATCCACTCCTTGCCGAAGGCCATGGACCCGCTCTCCCAGTAGGCGTCGATATCCCGTCGGTTGTCGCTTCGGTACTTCCGGGAGAACTCCATGACCTCCCCCTCGGGGGTGCCGAAGTACAGCGTCCCCTCCACCTTCACCATACAGGTGGCGGGCAGGTCGGTGTAGTAGTACCACCCGTCGCAGGCGTAATTGTGGACCAGGGCCTCCGACCCGCAGACGATGTAATACTCCTGCTCGTCGTTGTCGTCGAAGGCAATGCAATCCTCCGCCCGAAACCGGGCCATGGTGGCGGTCACCCGGTCGCTGATGCGCTTGGCGTTGCGCTCGTCCCGGATGGCGGCATTGCTCAGGGGCCAGTCATAGACCGCCCGGCCAAAAATGGTCCGGGGATTGTTGTCCACCAGCTGGGCCTGTCCCGGCGCCTCGCACCCGATCTCCCGGTTGATGGAATTGATGCGGAAGGCCGCCGTGATGGACCCGTCCGCCAGGGTCAGGGTGGTATACTCCATGGCCCAGGCCCCGTCGGGCTTGTAGGCCAGCAGCCGGTCATAGTGCCGGATCAGGGCGGTGAGGGGCGTATTGGAGGTGCCCACCTCAATGACATTCAGCTCGGGGAAATACTCCGGGTCAGACCGCCCATATTCGTTCAGGCCGGAATAGTAGCACTTGTTGCTCCCGTCCCCATAGAAGAACAGCCGGGGGTCCCCGGTGCCGAACATCTCACAGAACCGCATCCCCGTGAGCTGCCCCCGGCCCCCGGTCCCCTTGCGGTAGGTGATGGTGATGGTGTTGGTCCCCGCCGGGGGCGAGGCGGCAAAGGTGACTTGCCCCTTCTCCTTGTCCAGGGTATAGCTGAGGGCGGTCCCTTCCACGCTGACCACCTCGTCCACCCCCGTCTCGGCCAGCTGGAAGACCTTGGCGGAGCCGTCCGGGGAAAACTGCTGCCGCCGCTTGCCCGTCAGCAGGTTGACCCCCTCCAGCACCGTCCCGCCGCCGGCAGGGGGCGTAGCCGTGGCCACGATGGGGACATACCCCTCTACCTCCCGGACCTGTCCGGCGCCGTCCCACACATAGTAGCCGTCCCCCGTCAGGATATAGGCTTTATTGGAGAAGCCGAAAATGCTGATTTTGATTCCGGCCCGGTCCTGGTAACATCCCCCCAGGTCGATGGAGGTCCAGCCCAGGTCAGGGACCAGCTCGAAGATGTGCCCGCCGCAGGCGCACAGCACCCGCTTTCTCCCGGCCACATATCCGTACCACAGGGCCCTCACCGCTCCCGGCGTCCCTGGAATCGACCAGACCGGCCCGTATCCCGGCCTGATCTGCAAATGGCCCTCTCGGGTGACCTTGAAGTTCCTCATGCTGGCGGCCTCGCCGCTGCGCAGACTGGTGTCCCCGTCGGGGGATTCGTTGAGCCCGGACCACTGTGTGATCTGCAAGATGTTCTTTTGGGCGCTGGTCGGTATGGTGGCCACCCTCACCACCTCCCGAACCGGCCGTACTCAATGCCGGCGTACAGGTCTTCAATGTCCTCCGCCTGGGTGGGGATGGACCGGGCCAGCTGGCCCAGCTTCTCCTCATACCTCTGGGAAAAGTAGGCCGCCTTCTCGTTGTCCTCCCCCAGCAGAAGGTGGGCCGCCAGCCCGTAAGGCAAAACGCCTTGACAGATACCGTCGTCCAGCCCGATGGGGGTCTCAAAGTCCGTAATGACCGGGCAGATGGGCCGCTTGCCCGCCTCCTCCACCCGATAGGTGTCCGAGTAAGGGTAGACCTCCACCCGCAAGACATTCAGAATTTGAAGTGTACGGTTTTTATATTCCTTGGTGTCGGCGGTATCCGCCGCCCCGCTGGCCTCGTTCCCCTCGTCCATCAGGTGCATGGCCAGTTCAAAAATCATTTGCGCGTTTGTCACGTCGTCGCCGCCTCCTTTCACGTTTTCACGGGACAGGGGCTCACCTCTGCCGTTTCAGTCCGGCAGGGACAAGCCCCCGCCCCGTGGAGCGGGGGGCTTCTCATCAGAAGCTCTTCTCGGTCACATTGGAGGGGAACAAGCCCTCCTTGACGGCGTAGGCCTTCACCTCGCCCTTGGCGGGGGCGTCCACCGGGGCGGCGTACACCTGGGCGGTGTCGCTGTACCGGGGATCGGTGCCGTCCACCGTGTACTTGATGACCGCACCGGCGCTGGCGATGGTCACCTTGCCGCTGTTCTCGGTGATGGTGGGGGCGGTGGTCTGCTTGCTGCTCTCCACTGCCACATAGATGCCGTCGGCCTTGGCGCCCAGCACAAAGGCGTCGTGATAGAACCGGCCCTCCAGCAGGTGGCCCGAGATGCCGGGCGGGTCCTTGTGAATGTTGGCCTCGTTCAGCTTCACCGGGTCGGCGGTGCTGTTCTTGTACTTGATGAAGAAGTACACCCCGTCGGGGAAGTAGCTGTCGGGCACAGGCTTGACGGTCATGCCGTCGAACTCGCCCACATCACCCTTGGTGATGACCTTCTTGCCCAGGGCGTCGTTGCCGATGATCTCACCGCTGGCCTTCAGCAGCTTATAGACGCTGTGCCGGATAAACAGGGTCCGCCCCGTGGTGGGCACCAGCTTGTTGGACATCGCGGCCCCGGCGTCGAAGACAATGTCCACCACCGTCCCCTTGGCGGGGGCGGCGCTGAGGGGCACGATGAGACCGGCGTTGTGGGTCCACTCCCGGATGCGGTACTTGTCCACATAGGGGATCATGACCTGCTCGGTCTCCCGCCGCATGGCGGCGGTGGCGCCCTTTAGGTTGAGCTGGTCGCTGGCGTTGCCCTTGTCGATGGTCATGGAAAAGGCCTTGTCGTCCCGCATGGTCAGCTCCTGGACGCTGTCCCCCAGCTCCACCGGCTCACCGTAGCGGTTGCCGCCCGCCCGCTTGTAGTCGTTGAGGGGTACGGTGTCCACGCTCATCACCTTGATGGTTTTGAGGCCGGTGAAGGTGTACCCGGTGCCCCTGGCGCTGTCGGTCAGCGAACCCAGCTTGAAGGCCTCCGCCACCTTGGGGGCAAAGGCGGTCGCGTAATTCATTCCCATAGTTTTTTACTCCTTCCTGGGGGTCAGTCCCCCGCTCCGTCCCAGAGGTCGGCGATGGTCTTTCTCCCCCGCTCCCCCTGGGTCTGCATACTGCCCGGCGTCCGGGCGGCGTTCTGCTTGTTCTGCTCCTGGGCCGCAAGCTGGGCCCGGAGCTGGGTGTTTTCGTACCGCGCGTAGGCGGTGACCAGGCTCTCCCCGGCCTTCACGGCCTGCCACACCTCGGCGGGAATGGCCTCGGGCTTCACCTGGGGGTATGCGTCCAGGAAGGCCTCCATGTCCCGCTGCCGGGCGGCGGTCCGCTCCCTGGTCTTCTGGACCAAGGCCTCCTGACGTCTCTGGGCCGCCTGCGCTTCCGCCTCCTGGGCCTTCTGGGCGGCCTGTTGTTTCTCCAGCGCCACCTGGGCCCTGGCGGTGGGCTCGTTGACCCCCTGGGCCATGAGCTCCTGGGCCCGGCAAAAGTCGATGTACTGCTCCACCGTCATGCCGGACCGCTGGGCCATGGTCTGCACCAGCGTCATGGCCGGCTCCGTCTGGGCCTTGTACTCCCGTAAGGCGTCCCGCTCGGTCCTGACCCGCCCATAGTCCATACCCTGCTGGGCCAGGGCGGTCACCTCGTCCCGGCTCACCGTCCGGGCCTGCCCCATGTAGTTGAGGGTAAAGGTCTCACTGGTCTGTGTCCCTTTCCCTTCTGCCGGGGCGCCGTCCGGCGCTTCCTGCTTCTCCCCGGCGGGGGCCTCGCTGGTCTGTCCGGCCTCTCCCGTCGGCTCCGTCTCTGCGGGGTGCTGGTCTTCCACCCCTTCGCTCTCAGGGTCCCACAGGGCCGCTACACTGTCCGCCGGGTCAGGCCCGTCCTCCATGGCGGCAGGCTCGTCCTCGGGTACAGTCGTGGGCTCCACGGTCTCCTGAAGCATATCGTTCTCGTCCATTGTGCTTCCTCCTCTCCGCTATGGTTGGCGGAATTATATTGCCACGCCCTGGTTTTGGGCGGTGGTCACGTCAAAGGGCGGCATTGCCTGCGCTTGGGCTTGCATAGCCAGAATGTCCATATCTGTCGGCACCTCTGTCGGAACCTGAACGCCGGTGTCCTGAGCGGCGGAGCCGCCTTCCTGAGTGGCGCCGGCGGCGGTCCCCCCCATTCTGGCCTTCAAGGCGTCGATCAGCTCCTGTTGCCGGACGATGTAGCCGTTGGGCAGCCGCTCCAGGTAGTCGATGGGGGTGATGAGCTTCTGGGCCAGCAGGTTGTCCAGGGTCTGGAGCTGGGCGATCTCGGACCAGTAGGCGCTCCCGCCCACGTCCAGCTTCAGCCCCAGGGGAATATTGTCCAGGGCGGCGAAGTCGAAGGGCGCCACCTGGCCGTCCAGCTTCACCAGCCGCACACCGTAGTAGCACCGCATCATGTCCAGCCACACCCGCCCCAGGTCCTCCACGCTCTGGTACAGGTCCTGCCGCACCAGCTCCATGGGCACCGAGGAGGACTTTTGCAGGGCCAGGATGGCGCTGGTGTTCTCGGGGCGGACGTTGCCCAGGGCGGCGTCGGTGGCCCCCATCAGCTCCTTGGTCATGCTGACCGCCATCTCGATGAACTGCCCCACCTGGGGGGAGACGTTGGCCGGGTCCAGGACCTTGGCCACACTGCCTACGTCCCCGCCGTTGACCGGGATGGCCTTGCCCACCCCGGAATCCCACTTTGTCACCTTGGTCTTGTCGTAGAGGATCTTGGGAAAGGCGCCGGTCATAATGGAGATCATGACCATGGCGAAGGATTTGTTTACAAAAATCTGGTTGGGGATCAGCCCGGTGACGGCGGCCTGGCCGTGATAGCAGTTGGACACCCGCTCCCAGGGCATCCACACCAGGGGATAGAGCTTCATACCCGTGTCCCACTCCCCCCGGACCACCCCGTCCTTCACGGTCTTAAAGCACCACACCGTCCCGTCCCGCTTCTCGAACCGGGTCACGGTGGTCACCTTGTCGTCGGTCATGCCGTCGAAGCGGTCCCCCGCCTCGTCGTCCTCCGCCTTCACCGCCTCCGGGTCCCCGCCCTTCTCCTCCGCCTCCCGGCGGACGTCGGCGATCCGCTCCCGCCGGGTGATGAGCAAATAGGGCTGATCCTGTACGCTCAGCACGTTGGGGTCCCCGAAGAAGACACGGGTATTCTCCAGCAGCTCGGTGCGAATGGCCCCCTTGGCCTCCTGGCCGGTCTCGGCCTCCGCATCAAACCAGGAATACACGCACCCGTCCCCCCGGACGGCGGCGTCCCGCATGAACTCCCGGATCAGCTTGGTGAGCTTGTTATGCTCCATGAGGGCGTCATACTGGCCCCGGACCACATCACACAGGACGTCTACCTCGCCCCGTTGTCCGTTGGGGGCCCCCTGGTCCTCCGCCGTGGGGTAGGCCTCGCTCAGCGGGTGGACCGCCATGGCAATGTTGTCCGTGGCGGTGGTGGCGATGAGGTAGAGCACGATCCGCCGAAGGATATTGAACACGGGCGTAGGCAGGCCGTTGGCCTCCACGCCCTCCCACTGCTTGCCGATGAAGAAGTCCTCGTTGACCTTCACCGTGTCGAAGAGGTTGATCTGCTCCTTGAAGCTCCGGCCCTTCTCATACTCCTTCCAGACCTGCTCCGGCGTTATCTCTTTTCGCTCACTCACGCGTCACCGCCCCCCTTCGGCCCGTGATAGCTCCAAATATTGGCCAGCCCCTCCCGGAGCTTGGCGTCATCGCTGCCGGGGTGGTCCCGCAGGTCCTCCAGCAGGGTCTCGATGCGCCCCAGCTTGGCCAGCACCTCGTCCAGCTTCTTCTCCAGGTTTTTCCCGAACATGGCTCTATCCTCCAAAGCTCAAATAGTCCGCCCCCACCTCGCCGCCGGTCAGGGCCTCCTCATAGCCGGTCAGGGCCGGGCCGTCGTCCTCGGGCTCCTCCGGGGCCTCACCCCCCAGCGTCCAGCTGGCGCAGAAGTACCGGATGGCGTCGGGGGCGTGGGTCAGCTCATGGGGCTCCC